CCAACCGTCAATCTTGACAGAGTTTCTCATAAGATTACATCTTTACGCCAAGAAGGTAATAACTTTATTGGTAAGGCACAAATTCTTTCAACCCCTATGGGAAATATTGCTAAGTCACTCCTTGGAGAAGGTGTGAAACTGGGTGTTTCTTCAAGGGGAGTTGGTTCTTTAAATAAAACCAATGAAGGATACAGCATAGTTGGTGAGGACTTTACTCTCGCTACTGCTGCTGATATCGTTTCAGATCCTTCTGCTCCAGATGCTTTCGTCGATGGCATTATGGAAGGTAAAGAATGGGTTTGGGATGGTGACGTTCTCCGTGAACGTTATGCACAAAAGACTTACAAGAGAATCAATACTCTAGTAGATCAAAAAAGATTAGATGAGCAGAAATTGAATCTGTTCAATGACTTCTTGTCAAATCTCTAAATTATAAATAAATATAGATTAATTAAAGGTAATCGGAGAAAAGTTAAATGTCCCGTGGCAAAAATTTACAAGAAATGGAGAACGCCGTAACTAAAAACGCAGTAGCTGGCGATAAAGCGATGCCAAAGCTGACTACTGGTGGAACTTCCCCAACATGGGAAGACTTAGGTGGTCCTACTCCATTTAATTCAAAACCAGATGACGATTCAAATAAGTTGAAGACTCCTTCTGGTGTACCTGACGGTGCTCAGGCAAAAAATCTAGCTTCAGTTAAGAGTCACATGAAAAAATTCGAACCAGATCCTGCAAATAAGAGTAAGGTTCCTGAAGAAGTGGAAGCTTCTACTGAAGATGTGATTGCTGAAGAGCCAGCTACAGAAGAAACTGTAGTTACCGAAGAAGAAACTGTTGAAGAGAAGGTTATTCCTGAACTCAACAATGAAGTTGACATCGAAGATGATGTTAATGCTCTTCTTGGTGGACAAGAACTCTCCGAAGATTTCAGAGAAAAAGCAAAAACAATTTTCGAAGCTGCTCTCAAGTCAAAAGTTGTTGAGATGAGAGAAGCTCTCGAAGCCCAATACGAGGCAAAACTCGTAGAGGAAGTGGAAGGTATGAAAGGCGAACTCGTAGAACGTGTTGACTCTTATCTAGAGTACGTTTCTGATGAGTGGGTCAAAGAAAATACCCTCCAAATCGAACACGGTCTTAGGACCGAAATGACAGACTCTTTCCTTAAAGGAATGATGAGTCTTTTTGAAGAACATTATGTAAACATCCCTGAAGACAAATATGATGTCGTTGAGAATATGGTAGGAAAGCTTGATGAAATGGAAGCTAAACTCAACGAGCAAATCGAGAAGAATATAGCTATCACTAAGTCTCTAGCAGAGTCTACAAGTGGTAATATACTTTCCGATGTTTCTGAAGGTCTATCAACCTCTCAGAAGGAAAAGCTCGCTTCCCTTGCCGAAGGTATTGAGTTTGAGAGTGAAGAATCTTATAGAGAGAAGCTTGAGACTTTGAAAGAGTCATATTTCAAGACTGCTCCAAAACGTAGTGAGTCGGAAGACCTAACGGAGTCTGCCGATAAAGATGTAGTTCAGCCTACTGGACACATGGCAGCCTACTTACAGGCACTTTCCGCCGCTAAAAAGTGATCTCAACATTATAATAAATTAAACTTTACACATAGGTAAAAAAGCAAATGTTCAACGCCGAACAGTTGCAGGAGAAGTGGAACCCCCTTCTAGAACATGATGGTATAGATCCAATTAAGGATAATCATCGTAAAGCAGTTACCGCTGTCCTGCTCGAAAACCAAGAAAGATTTTTATCAGAAGAGAAGCAATTCCTTACTGAAGGCCCAACAATGTCAGTTGGCAATGGTGGATATACCAATGCTGCTACTGATGCTGGTCCAGTTGCTGGTTTTGACCCCGTTCTAATCAGCCTTATTCGTCGTTCAATGCCAAACCTAGTCGCATATGACTTGGCTGGTGTTCAACCGATGAATGCTCCAACAGGACTCATCTTTGCGATGCGTTCACGTTATGTTGACGGAACCAATGCTGACCGTAGAAACGGAACTGAAGCTCTATTCAACGAGCCAGATTCTGCATTCTCTGGACAGTCTTCTTCCTTCAGTCAGACAGAAGGTTGGACTGATGCTGCTACTGGTTTAGGTACAACTGCTCAATCAGGTACTAACCCAGGCGCACTAAACCCATCTACATCTGCAACTCAGGTTGCTTATGATGTAGGTCAGGGTATGAGAACTGACAACGCTGAGAACTTAGGTTCTACTGCGGCTGATCA